ATTAAATTGGACAGGTTATAAAGTTATTGGATAAATTATTTAAATCAAATATTTATTACTAAACATATACAAAACAATTATTATGAAATCAGAAATTTTATTAACTTTAATTAAAGAAGTTGTTAAAAACGAAGTTAAGTTACAAGTAAAAGAAGAACTTGTTAAACTTATAAAATCTGGTGCAGTTACATTAAACTCACAAAAGAAAACATCTACTCCATCATTGAGAGAGATGACGGAAGTTACACCTACACCGGTTAAAAGACAACAACCTGCATATGAGCAGCCAATTCAATTCCCAAATAGACCACAAAAAGAATTTTCAAAAGACCCAATGATAAATGAGATTTTGAATATGACTCAACCATTTACATCTGCACAAAGAGTAGAAGGTGGACAAGGTGGAGGAAGTGTATTGGATATGATTAAACCAACTATGCAAATGGATGAAGATTGGAACACAATGGATTTTAGAGAAACAAATGTTCCTCAAAATATTCCACAACAATTTGAATCAACGGGTGGTGGGTTACAAGATGCTACAATAAAAGCATTGACGAGAGATTATTCAGAATTAGTAAAGAGATTTAAATAATGGCAATAGAGCTTGGTAAAGTTAATGTAACCGATTTAACTCAAAATGACTATAAAATACTTGGAATTGGAATAAATAAAAGTTCCGATACAGGTGGTATATTTGCAGTTAATTATACAACATTGACACAGGCTAAGGATTCATTAAAAAATCTAATACTAACCAGAAAGGGTGAAAGAATAATGGAACCTGAATTCGGATGTGATATTTGGAAATTGTTATTTGAACAAATAAGTCCTGATGTAATTAATAATAAAATTGAATCTACTATCTTAGATGCTGTATCCATTTGGATGCCATATATAACAATAGACAATATTATATTTGATTATGATGATAACGATATAGATAATAATAAAATAGTTTTGGATATAAAATTTTCATTATCTTCAAATAGAAATTTATCCGAAACGATTGAAATAAATGTAAATAATTAATAAATGGCCATTAAACCTTTAAACAATATAGGTGGAAAAAATTTATCGTATGTCGGTAAAGATTTTGAAACATTAAAACAAAATCTTGTTGATTTTACAAAAACATATTTTCCAAACTCATATTCCGACTTCTCCGAAGCTTCACCTGGAACAATATTCATAGACCAGGCAGCTGCCATTGGTGATATGTTATCATTTTACCAAGATGTTCAATTAAAAGAATCGATGTTGGCACATGCAACAGAGAAAAAGAATATTGTGTCAATTGCACAATCTATGGGATATAAACCAAAAGTTACATCTCCTGCAGTTTGTGAAGTGACTATTTATCAATTAGTTCCAGATGATGGTACTGGTATACCCGATGATAGATATTTTTTGAGAATTAAAGATGGTATGGAGATAGAATCGACCTCTAATTCTTCTATAATATTTAGAACAACAGACGCAGTTGACTTTACAATATCAGCAAGTAGAGAGGTAGAAGTTTACGAAAGATTGAACACAGGAGTTCCTTCAAAATATTTGATAAGTAAAAAAGTAAAAGCAATTTCTGCACAAGAAGTATCAACAACTATCACAATGGGTTCAGATACGGATTACCCAAGTATAACTTTATCAGATTCAAACATTATACAAATCATATCGGTAATAGATGATGATAACAACACATATTATGAAGTTCCTTATTTAGCACAAGAAAGTGTTTTTGTTGAAAAACCAAATACACAATATAATAGTGACCAATATTTACAATCAGGAGAAGTTCCGTATATATTAGAAGTACAAAAAGTACCTAGAAGATTTTCAGTTAAAGTAAATTCGGATAATACAATGGATTTACAATTTGGTAGTGGTGATACAAATTTATCGGATGAAAGCATTTTACCAAATACAAAAAATGTTGGATTGGGTTTAGGAAATTCAATACAAAGATTAAATCAAGGAATTGACCCATCAAATTTTTTGAAAACTAATACATTCGGAATAGCACCTGCAGGAAGAACTTTAACTATAAAATATTTAGTCGGTGGTGGTGTTACATCAAATATAAATCAAAACGATTTAACTAAAATTAGAAAAATAGAATTTGACGATGATTTACTATCAATTCCTACCGAATTATTAGCATCTTATAATGATACCAAGTCCTCAATAGCCGTTGAGAATCTAATTGCAGCTACTGGTGGAAGAGGAAGTGAATCAATCGAAGAAATTAGACAAAATGCATTGGCAACATTTGGTTCTCAAAACAGAGCAGTGACCAGACAAGATTATATCGTAAGAGCATTATCGATGCCGGAAAGATATGGTAGTGTTGCTAAAGTATATGTAAGTCCGGATGGTGAAATTGATAATAATTCTCCTGCATCGATACTTGCAAATCCTAAAAATATCACAGAATTTACTAATTTGGTAGATTCAATCAAAGGATTACCAAAACAAGATATACAAAAAGAATTGGTTAAATATCTTACTCAAAAGAAAACAAATATAGCAGAGGTAAACAATCCATTTGCAATCAATATGTATATTTTGGGATATGATGAGAATAAAAAATTAACAAACTTAAATACGGCCGTAAAGGAAAATCTTAAAACCTATTTGGGTGAATATAGAATGATTACGGATGCGGTCAATATGATTAATGGGTTTATTGTAAATATTGGAGTTGATTTTGAAATAATTTGCTATTCAAATTATAACAAAAGAGAAGTTGTTACTCAATGTTTAACCGAATTGCAATCTTATTTTGATATAGATAATTGGACATTTAATAAACCAATAAACATTTCTGAAATAGAATTAATATTGGCTAATATAGAAGGAGTTATGAGTGTACCATCCGTAAAGATTTCAAATTTATGTGGTGGTGATGGTAATTATTCAACAAATAGATATAACATAGATGAAGCAACTAAAGGAAAGATAGTTTATCCTTCTTTAGACCCATGTATATTCGAAGTTAAATATCCTAACAAAGACATAAAAGGGAGGGCCATATAATGCATAAATTTTTTACATCGTCATTTGACACAAGTATATATCTTCAACAACCTGAACAAAACGCAGGTAGAGATGAGATATTAGAAGTAGGTAAACTGTATTATGGTTCTACTAAAGATATTACAAGAACTTTAATTAAATTCGATACCGGTTCAATCAAGTCAGAAATAACATCAATAGGAACAGGTAGTTGGCAAACATTTTTGGTATTGCGTTCCGCAAACTCAGAAGAAATTCCATTAGAATATTCACTTTATGCAAACGCAGTTTCTCAAAGTTGGACTATGGGAACTGGTACTAAATTCGACAATATAACATCAGATGGTGTAAGTTGGAAATATAGAGATGGAATAAATACATGGCAAGATAATACCGGCGGTGGTAGTGCCGTTTTTGCAGCAGGAACAACAGGTTCGGCTAATGCAGAAGGAGGAACTTGGTTTATTACAGGTTCAGCAACACAATCGTTTAGTAATGAGCCGGATGATGTTAGAATGAATGTAACCAATATAATACATCAATGGATTAGTGGTTCTTTAAAAAATAATGGATTTATAGTTAGACATAGTATTGATGTAGAAAATAACACATTAGATTATGGTATTCTTAAATTTTTCTCAAAAGAAACAAGTACAATATATGAACCTAAATTAGAATTAGTTTGGGACGATAGTTTATTTACAACAGGAAGTTTAACACCTGTAACCGGTTCTGCAGAAGATGGTTATAAAGTAGTAGTTACAAATCTTAAAAGAGAATATCCTTCAAACTCTAAAGTAAAAATAAGAGTTAAAGGTAGAGATATGTATCCTTTAAAAACATTTACAACCGGGTCTTTTGCATACGACCAATCAAAATATCTACCATCAGGTTCGGTTTACTATCAAATAGAAGATTATGTAACAAACGAAACAATTGTTCCATTTGGAGATTATTCTAAATTAAGTTGTGATAGTACATCAAATTATTTTAACTTAGATACATCGACATATCCTATTAATAGAACATACAAATTAAAACTAAAAATAGTTGAAAGTGGTATATCTACTATTATAGATGATAAATTAATATTTGAAATAGTATAATAATGACCAATTTAGAAGCAATTGCAGTTAAACTTCAAGAAGAAAAAGACAAAGAATTAGAGTCTATACTTAAGGTATCGGGGTCTGCTGCTAATGTTAAAAATGAATATGGTGTTACAATCGTAGATGATACAAATGTTGCATCTTCTTTGGTTTTTAAAAATTTAAGTAAACCAAAATATGATGATGTTGAACTTATTAAGGCAATAGATGTAGATATAAAGGAATTAAAACCAAACATACCTACACCAAATTTAGATTTAGTACCAAGACCATTATACACAGAACAAGTTGATTTAGTTGAAGATTTGAGAAGGCAAGTACAAAGATTAACAATAACGATTACCGATTTAAATAGTCAAATAACAACTTTACAAGCACAGGTTCAAACGGAAATAAATAATAGGTTAAGTGTTGAACAAACAAACGATGTGTTGGCAAATCAAATAGATACATTGACTGGTACAATTAATGATTTTACTGGGCAGATATCAACATCATTACAAAAATCAGTTGACGAAAGTATTTTAAGAGCATCACTACAATCCCAAAATACAGGATTTAAAGCTCAAATCAATGCATTAATTCAACAAATAAATTCATTAAACTCAATTATTGAAGGTTTACAAGCTCAATTGGGTGCAGTAAGACAACAAAAAGAAATTGAACAAGAAACAAAAGGACAGGGTGGAGATAATATAAATAAAGTAATAAGTGCAAACTTCGATAAGAAAGGAACTCCTAGTGACGCAATTATGTCTTATAAGATTAAGAATGCAAGAGATAAAGCCCGTGAGTGGTTATTTGGAGAAAATTTAACTCTTGTAAATAATGATTTAGAACCCGTACAGGTATCAATCGTTGCAGTGTGGGACCAGAACCAAAAATGGTTTAGTATACCAAAAGATAATTTTCAAATTTCTCCTGGTGCAACCGAAAGAATAAAATTCATAGACACACCAAATAATATAAGTTTTGGTAGGAGAGATAATACCGTATTTTATGAAGGTAGTCTTAATATAACAATTAAAAGAAAAGATGGTACATCGGAAACCAAATCATTTAAAACTAACTTAAAAGTAGCACATCCTAAATCATACTAATAGAATATGTCAATAAAAAAATATACAAATATTGAAGGAATAAATAATAAAACCGAAAATGAAGGACAGTTCCTGCAAACGGATGATTTATTTATTGTTTCAAAAACAGAAATAGATACTACTGATTTTGGAGATTGTAAATATGATGTCATGGAAGTATCATTATATGATATCAATAATAATATACTACCACAAACATCGGGTAATAATGTTGCATATATTAAAATGGGTGATATTAAAAACTACATGCAGCAAATAACAAATAAGCAAGGATTAAAAGAATTGGCCATTGATGCTGAAAAATTGATAAATGATTTGGGTTATACAAATGGTATTATTAAAGTTAATATCAACTTTGTTAGATATAAAGTTGGAAGTGAAGATGTATTGGAAAGTGTTTGGATTGAAGAAATTTCTCCTTCAAGAGAAGAAATTCGTATTATTCCACTTAAAACGAAATTTCCAAATATTAATGATAAAACAAAAAAACAATTTAAAAATTTAGAAAATTTAAATAAAGATTTTAAATATTATAAAAAAGCTTTATTGAATTCTTTAAATTCTTTTGATAACACATTTTTAGATAAAATTAATTCCGAATTAGAAACAAAATATGGTAAAGATTTTTTTAATATTCTTAAAAAAGATTTTGGGTTGAGTAATTTTAATATTATAAGAGACAAAATATCCAATGACTTTAAACAATCGGTTGAATATTACCTAAATAACAAATATTATAAAATATCAGAATCAACATTTGGCAAACCTTCCGAAATAAGATTTGAAGATTGTGAAGTTTATGAATTTAATGATATGGTATCTACAATACAAAATATTTTAACGGAGTGTATTGATTTTAATTTAAAAAGCTTAAAAAGAAGAGAATTAAATTTAAAAACTTTACCTAAAGAATTTGCAATAACAGAACTACAAAAACAAATTCAAAATAATTTAGATTCTTTTAATACATTTACACAAACAAAAAGAAATGTTTATTCTCCAGATGGAGTTGCAGCTGTATTTAATGATACTAATACTGGATTTGTAGAACCAACTTATCCAGTAAAGGGAACATTTATTAAAAATATTTGTAAAGGTTATGACCAATATGGTGTTTATGCCA